TACCCCGACGAGGGGGAACGACAAAATCTCCCGATTGAACGGTGTGAGCGACCTTTTTGCCTCTGGACGGGTATGGGCACCTGCTACTCGGTGGGCCGAAGAGGTGATTGACGAAGTAGCCGAGTTCCCCGCAGGCAGCAACGATGACTACGTAGATACGGTATCTATGGCCATGCACCGGTTCCGTAGAGGTGGCTACGTCGGTAGTTCGCTGGACGCGCCAGATGAACCGGTGTATTTCAAGTCAAACCGCAACCGGGGGTATTACTGATGGGTCTGTTCAAGGTACTGCGCGGAGCGCTGAAAATCGCATCCAAGGCTAACGACGTAGCCAAGAAGATCACGCCGGTAGTCGGCGTTGCTGAAGTACTTGTGGACGAGGTTGGTGACGCTGTGGGACCCAAGAATCCCAAGAAAAAGGGCAAGTAAATGGCAGTAGATAAGGCCCTCAACCAAGCTCCGCTTGGTCTCGACGCTACCTTCGCCTCCGGGATCGAGCCGGGTGTAAACGTGCCCGAACCTGACATCGAGATTGAGATCGAGGACCCGGAGTCGGTCACCCTTGGTATCGACGGGATGGAGCTTGAGATCGACCCGAGCGAGGACGAGGGGGACTTTAACGACAACCTCGCCGAGGACCTTGAGGACTCCCAGCTGGCGCAGCTGGCAGGTGATCTGATCGGGGAGTTCGAAGACGACGTCAACAGCCGCAAGGACTGGATACAGACTTACGTCGATGGGCTTGAGCTGCTTGGCATGAAGGTCGATGACCGGACCGAGCCGTGGCCGGGCGCGTGCGGGGTCTACCACCCCCTGCTGGCTGAAGCGGTGGTCAAGTTCCAAGCCGAGACCATGATGGAGACCTTCCCGGCCCAAGGGCCGGTGCGGACCAAGGTGATTGGTAAGGAGACCCCGGCCAAGCGCGATGCCGCGAGCCGCGTCCAAGAAGACATGAACTACCAGCTGACGGACGTCATGGTAGAGTACCGGCCCGAGCATGAGCGCATGCTGTGGGGTCTTGGCCTAGCCGGTAACGCGTTCAAGAAGGTCTACTACGACCCTAGCCTCGGGCGACAGGTCTCTATGTACGTCACCGCTGATGACGTCGTGGTCCCTTATGGCGCGAGCAGTCTGGAGACTGCTGGGCGTGTCACTCACGTGATGCGCAAGACCGAGAACGAGATGGCCAAGCTCCAGCGCGATGGCTTCTACCGGGATGTGGACCTCGGTGAGCCGGTCGATACGATGGATGAGGTCGAGAAGGCTATTGCCGAGAAGCTGGGCTTCCGGGCTGAGACCGACAGCAGGTACAAGCTGTTGGAGATGCACGTCGATCTGGTGATCGAGGACGACAACTACCGGGACGAGGAGGACGCTGACGTCGCCCTGCCTTACGTCGTGACCCTCGACAAGGCATCGATGGAGGTCCTTGCGATCCGGCGCAACTGGGACCCGGAAGACAAGAAGAAGCTGAAGCGCAACCACTTCGTACACTACTCGTACGTGCCGGGCTTCGGGTTCTACGCCTTCGGTCTGATCCACCTCATCGGTGCCTTCGCCAAGTCGGGCACCAGCATCATCCGTCAGCTGGTTGATGCGGGCACGCTCAGCAACCTGCCGGGTGGCTTCAAGACCAAGGGCCTGCGGGTCAAGGGCGACGACACCCCCATCAGCCCTGCCGAGTGGCGCGACGTGGACGTCAGCTCAGGTACGATGCGCGACAACATCATGCCGCTGCCGTACAAGGAGCCGTCGGGCGTCCTGTTCCAGCTGCTCGGGACCATCGTCGAGGAAGGACGCAAGTTCGCTGGCGCGGCTGATATGAAGATCAGCGACATGTCGGGGCAGGCTCCGGTCGGTACGACGCTAGCGATCCTCGAACGCACGCTCAAGATGATGTCAGCTGTGCAGGCACGTGTCCATTACGCGATGCGGCAGGAGTTCAAGCTCCTGAAGGGGATCATCCGCGACTACACCCCGGACAGCTACCCCTACGAGCCGGAAGAAGGCAGCCGCAAGGCCAAGAAGAGCGACTACGACAACGTCGAGGTCATCCCGGTCTCCGACCCCAACGCGGCTACCATGGCCCAGAAGATCGTCCAGTATCAGGCGGTCATTCAGCTGGCCCAGATGAACCCGCAGATTTACGACATGCCGTACCTGCACCGGCAGATGCTTGAGGTGCTGGGGATCAAGAATGCCCAGAAGCTCGTGCCGCTGGTTGACGACGAGGATCGCAAGCCGCGCGATCCGATCAGCGAGAACATGGACGTCATCAACGGCAAGCCCGTGAAGGCGTTCATCTACCAAGACCACGAGGCCCATATCATCGTGCACACGGCGGCGATGCAGGACCCCAAGATCATGCAGCTGCTGGGCCAGAACCCGCAGGCGCAAACCATGATGGCGGCCATGATGGCGCATATCGCGGAGCATCTCGGCTTCGAGTACCGCAAGCAGATCGAGCAGCAGGCCGGGGTACCCCTGCCACCGCCTGACGCAGAGATGGATCAGGACACCGAGCTGGCCGTGTCGCGGCTGGCCGCTGCAGCTGCACAACAGCTACTCCAGAAGAACCAGTCAGAAGCTCAACAGCAGCAGAACCAGCAGATGGCTCAGGACCCACTCGTCCAGATGCAGATGCAGGAGCTCCAGATCAAGCAGCAGGAGCTACAGCTCAAGGCCCAGAAGTTCATGGCCGAGGCTGCCGAGAAGAACGACAAGCTCGACATCGAGCGCGAGCGCATCGCCGCTCAGAAGGAAATCGCTGGCCTCCAAGTTGGGGCCAAGGTTGCAACGGACAAGGCCAACCTGTCCGCCAAGGAACAGATGGAAGGTCTCCGCATAGGCGTCCAGATCGCCAAGGAGGCTACAGCTGCACAACAGCCCGCTGCCCCGCCACAAGGAGCAGCAACTAAGGAAGAGTAATGGACACCGAACTACTGAAGTATCTCTCAAACAGGATACAGGCAGAGCTTAAGGTTATCGAAGAAGATACCGCCATGGGTAAGGCGGTTGACTTCGGGGCCTATAAATATGCTTGCGGCATTTATCGCGGTCTACTGATGGCTAATAGTATCATCATGGAGACCTCACAACGAGCGGAGGACGCTTACAATGACTGAAGTAGAAGAAGATATTCTGCCGACTCTGCCTGAATTCCTGCTGGCAGACGCAGACGGCAACACTACCGTGCTTGCCGATACAGAAGAGCGCAAGGCCAGACAGCTTCCTGAGCCCAGTGGCTATCGCATCCTGTGTGCGATCCCGGACGCCGAGGAGAAGACTGCTGGGGGCCTGTTCAAGGCTGATATCACCAAGCACTACGAAGAGCTGACCACCCCGGTCCTGTTCGTACTCAAGATCGGCCCAGACGCCTTCAAGGACGAGAAGCGGTTCCCCAACGGCCCGTGGTGCAAGGAGGGGGACTTCATCCTCACTCGCCCGCATGCTGGTAGCCGAGTCAAAATCCATGGCCGCGAGTTCCGGATTATCAACGATGACTCGGTCGAAGCAGTTGTTGAAGACCCACGGGGTATTTCCCGCGCCTAACGAGTGCGTGACTCGTACAAAGGAGAAGAAGTATGGCTACGCAGCCTGATGATTTCGAGTTCGAAATCGAAGACGACGATGAAGTAGGTAATCCGCAGCAGATCGAGATTGAAGACGATACCCCCGAGGCAGATCGTGGCCGTGAGCCCATGCCCAAGGAGATCGTTGACGAGCTTGAGGCCGACGAACTCGAAGAATACTCCGAGAAGGTCAAGCTACGCCTCAAGCAGATGAAGAAGGTCTGGCACGACGAGCGCCGCGAGAAGGAACGCGAAGCCCGTGAGAAGGCCGAGGCACTCACCGCTGCCCAGCGCCTGCTGGAGGAGAACCGTCAGCTCAAGAATAACCTGTCGCAGGGCGAACAGACCCTCGTCGGCAGTATTAAACAGAACGCTGAGTTCGCCGTCGAGAAGGCCAAGCGTGAGTATAGGGAAGCATACGAGGCTGGCGACTCCGAAAGACTCGCAGATGCTCAAGAGAAGCTAAGTAATGCTTCTTACAAGCTGCAGCAGATTACGGAGTATCGTCCTACTTTACAGGCCCCAGAACCTGAGGTACAACAGCCACTACAGCAGGTACAGCCTCCTCGTCTGGATGCCAAGACTGTTGCGTGGCAAGAGCGCAATACGTGGTATGGTTCCGACCCGGAAATGACTGCAGCTGCTCTTGGGCTTCACCAGAAGCTCATAAACGAACGGGGCGCGCAGTACGCGGGCACCGACGAATATTGGGGCGCAGTAGACACAACTATGCGCCGTCGTTTCCCCGATTATTTCGGGGAAGAAGTGGCCAAGCCCGCTTCGCGTGAGTCCAAGCCGCCAACGGTCGTAGCTCCCGCTTCTCGTAGCCGATCTGCCAAGAAGATTGTGCTCACCAAATCCCAGCTGGCTATCGCTAAAAAGTTCGGACTTACCCCTGAACAGTATGCCCGCGAAGTGATGAAGACGGAGAATTAATATGCCCAGTGAAAAGCTTATGGACGACATCGACGAAGTACTCGCGTCCAGCCGTGCCCCTCGCAAGACCCGTGAGGAAGCGGAACGTCCCAAGGTCTGGCAGCCTGCATCAACGCTGCCTGAGCCGGATAAACAACCCGGATACACTTACCGTTGGGTGCGTGTGTCTACGCTCGGACAGAACGACGCGCGTAACATCTCCTCGGCCCTCCGTGAGGGTTGGGAGCCGGTCCGCATCGAAGAGCAGCCGCAATTCCGGATGCTAATAGACGCTGACAGCCGCTTCAAAGACAACATCGAAGTCGCAGGTCTGTTGCTGTGCAAGGTGCCCAACGAGTTCATGGAGCAGCGTCGAGAGTATGTCGATAGGCTGACCCAGAGCCAGAATGAATCCGTGGACAACAACTTCATGCGCGAGAACGATGCTCGTATGCCGCTCTTCAAGGAACGTCAGACGCGTACCTCGTTCGGTTCAGGCAAATAAACTAGGAGTTTACCTATGCCGTATCCCTCTGTTGACGGTCCGTACGGACTGATCCCTGTTAACCTGATCGGTGGTCAGGTTTTCGCCAGCGCCACGCGCCAGATTCCGATTGCTACCAACTCCTCGACGACCATCTTCTTCGGTGACGTCGTGAAGCTGAACAGCTCCGGTACGCTGGACAAGGACACTGGCACCAACGTCGCCACTCCGGTTGGCGTGTTCCTCGGTTGCACCTACACCGACCCGGTGTACGGTAAGACCTTCCGTCAGTTCTACCCCGGTACCACGAACATCACCGACGTCGTCGCCTACGTGCAGGACGACCCGGACGCTCTGTTCAAGGCTGCGGTCTGCACTGCCGGTAGCACCACCATCAGCTTCGTCACGCGTGCAAACGTCGGCGAAAACAGCGCTCTGGTCCAGAACGCTGGTAATACTCTGAATGGTGACTCGCGCGTGGCCATCAGCGCTACCGCTGCTACTGCATCGACCCTGCCGGTCCGTATTATCGATGTCATCCCTGAAACTCAGTCGTCGGCTGGTTCCTTCACGGAAGTCATCGTTAAGTGGAATCAGGGTATGCACCCGTACCTCAACCCGACTGGCGTCTAAGGAGACTGAATAATGGCAATTTCACGCGCACAGCTTCTTAAGGAGCTCCTGCCGGGACTGAACGCCCTGTTCGGCCTCGAATACGCCCGCTACGGCGAAGAGCACAAGGAAATCTTCGACACGGAGACTTCTGAGCGTTCGTTTGAAGAAGAAACCAAGCTCTCGGGCTTCTCGGCTGCGCCGGTGAAGAACGAAGGTTCGGCTATCGCTTACGACAACGGTCAGGAAGCCTTCACGGCTCGCTACACCCACGAGACGATTGCCCTCGGGTTCTCGCTCACGGAAGAAGCCATCGAAGACAACCTGTATGACAGCCTCTCGGCTCGCTATACCAAGGCTCTGGCTCGTGCCATGTCGTACACCAAGCAGACCAAGGCTGCTGCGGTCCTCAACAACGGCTTCAGCGCCAGCTACCCCGGTGGCGACGGTGTGGCCCTGTTCTCGACTGCACACCCGCTGGTCTCGGGTGGTACCAACAGCAACCGTCCTACTACTCAGGTTGACCTGAACGAAACGTCGCTCGAAGCGGCGGTTATTCAGATCGCTGCGTGGCAGGACGAACGTGGTCTGCTCATCGCAGCCAAGCCGCGTAAGCTGATCGTACCGCCAAGCCTGATGTTCGTTGCTACCCGTCTCCTTGAGACGGAACTGCGTGTCAGCACTGCTGATAACGACATCAACGCGATCAAGTCGAATGGCTCGATCCCCGAAGGGTACGCCGTCAACCACTTCCTGACCGACACGAACGCGTGGTTCCTGACCACTGACGTGCCAAACGGTCTGAAGCACTTTGTTCGTACTCCGATGAGCACGAGCATGGACGGTGACTTCGACACCGGTAACGTCCGTTACAAGGCCCGCGAACGTTATTCGTTCGGCTGGTCTGATCCCCTCGGTATGTGGGGCACTTCGGGCTCGACCTGATGAATTAGGGGGGGAGGGAAACCTCTTCCCCTTCTTCTTTGCGGGTGATATACTTATACAACTAGGAATTTGCTCATACCGACTGGCCTAGCAGACGTAGTAGAGACGGTATGAGGATGTGCTACTACACGGAGAAAATTCATGGCTACTACTACCTTCTCGGGTCCAGTTATTTCGCTTGAGGGTTTTACCAGCCCCGGTAACCTGACCGCTGACAGCGCCACTGCCCCCGTTGCGGGTGGGGTTCAGTCCATCCAGATTGGTTCGACCGCAGGGTTCGGCATCTACTTCGGTTCGGGCGCTCCGACGATCACGGCTGCTCAGGGCTCGCTCTACCTTCGCACGGACGGTAGCTCGACCTCGACTCGCGCGTATATCAATACGAATGGCGCGACCACGTGGACTGCCATCACGACCGCAGCCTAATAGCTCTATAGGAGGGCCTTCCTATGGCTATGCAGTATGACGTTAAAGCCACTATTCCGCTAACTGCTACCGGGTCTTTTCTGGACCAAGGTAGCAGTGCGGTTGCGCGGACTCGTATCAAGGGCGTCTACGCAGTGTGCGGTGCTTCGGCGGGTTCGGTTGTTATTACCAATGGCAACGGAGGGGCCACCCTTCTGACGCTTAACACCCCGACGGCAGCGAACGAAGGTTCGGTGTACATGATCCTGCCGGGCGAGGGTATCCTTGCTGAAAGTGGGCTGTATGGTACGGTGACCAACACTAGTTCCATCGTCATTTTTTACGGGTGAGTTATGCAAAACGAGAAGGGTTATGATCTAGCTGGGCGCAGTATCTTCATTGCGCTACCAGCCTATGACTTCAAGGTCTCCTTGAAGCTGGCTATTTCGTTAGCTCGCTTTTCCCAGCTCGCCCCGCAGCACGGGATATCAATTCAGATCGGCAGCATTTGCGGCTGTTCAGTGGTGTCCCGTGCCCGCAACCTGCTCGTGCAGGACCTGTTGGACTCCGAGTGCACCGACCTCATGTTCATCGATGCCGACATCAACTTCGAGGCAGAAGATATCCTGCGGCTGCTGGCGTGGACTTCGGACCCCAAGAAGGGCATCGTCGCGGGTGTTCCGCGCACGCGTAGCGTCCCCAAGACCTACATCACCACGCTCGACTACGATGACAACGAGGAGCTTACGCTTAACGGCGCAGGGCTTGTTAGGGCTAAGCGCGTAGCCACTGCGTTCATGATGGTGCGCCGGGACGTGTTCGAGACGCTTGACGCGGCCCACCCTGAGTGGCGCTACTACGACGAGCGCACGAAGCGCGACGTCCCCTGTATTTTCGACTTCATGAAGACCGACGAGGGCTACATCGGCGAGGACTACCTGTTCTGCGACCGTGCCCGCGACGAGGGCTACGAAGTCTGGATCGACCCCACAATCAAGCTCGGCCACATGGGTGTGCAGGAATACGAAGGCAATTTCGGCCCTGACGTGCTCTACCCAATGATCGTCAGCACCAAGGAGGTTGCATAATGGCTAGGAAGAAGCGCCGGTTTAATGACGGCGGGGAGATCACCGACGCACCGATTGAGGTCAAGGGTAGGCGCAATAACGTCATTATTGACCCCTCACAGTTCGACCTCAGCCGCATCGGTAGGGATAGCGGCGGCCTGCCAGCGGCCCTTGGTGGCGCTGGGCCGATGGGCGGTGGGCCAAACCAACGCCTCACCGATATCGGTGCACCTCCGATGCCCGCTAAGTCTCGTATGGCTGTAGCCCCCGCTGTTGTGCGTCAAGCACCCTCTGCGCTTGGTCGCTTGATGGGCGACCGTGGGGCCACGGCTTATGGTGGTAGTTTCCGTATGGGTCTGGCTAAGGGCGGCAAGGCCGACGCTCATGAGCCAACTGGCGGCAAGGCCAAGGCCAAGCCGGTAAAGAAGATGGCCAAGGGCGGCTCCGTCTCCAAGCGCGCCGATGGCTGCTGCAGCAAGGGCAAGACTAAGGGGAAGTTTGTGTAATGGCTAAGACGCCCGCTTGGACGCGTAAGGAAGGCAAGAACCCTAAGGGTGGCCTGAACGCCAAAGGCCGCGCGTCTTATAATAAAGCTAATCCGGGTAAGCCCGGTCTGAAGGCTCCACAGCCTGAAGGCGGTCCACGCAAGAAGTCATTCTGTGCCCGCATGTCAGGTATGAAAAAGAAGCTCACAAGCAAGAAGACCGCTAGTGACCCTAATAGCCGTATCAACAAGTCTCTTCGAGCGTGGAAATGCTAGTATGGAGATGATGATATGGAATATAATACTCAGTGCTATCCTTGGAGTCATAAGTTTTATGCTTAAGGGTAAGTTCGATGAGGTTGAGCGGCTCGGCATCCTACTGAACAGGACGCGGGAAGAGGTGGCGCGTGACCACATCACGCGGGGCGAGATGAACGTCACCATCGATAAACTGGGTGAACGTTTTGACCGAGCCGTTGAGCGGCTAGAGGCCAAACTCGATACGATGAAGAAAGGGTAAGTCATGGCTGACCGCCTACGTAAGTTCCGCAAGGACAACTACGTTGAGAAGCGCTTTGGTAAGGACATTAACGTCTCGACCAAGGAAGATGCTCCCCTGCGCAAGGAGATGACCGCTGCCGAAACCAAGTCGGTGTCGAAGGCTCAGCCGAGCTCGGGTGCTAGCCCGCTTTCGTTTAGCGCGGCCTTTGCTGCTGCTCGCAAAGACGGCGACAAGACCTTCACTTGGAAGGGTAAGAGCTTCACTACGCAGCTAGCTAGCGAGAAGAAGTCACCTTCGGCTCCTGTGCGCCGCACTCCGGCTACGGAAACCAAGAAGGCTGCAGCACCCGCCGCTCCCGCTTCGGCACCGAAGAAGGTAGAGAAGTCCGGTGCTCCCGCTGCAGGCGCAGCGAAGACTAACGCACCAGTCACTCGTGAAACGGCGTTCGCGCAGCTGCAGGATAAAAACAAGACCGCTTCTCCCTCTGCCACAAAGCCTAAGGAAGCGCCAAAGTCTGGTGTCCAGCAGCGTGGTGAATATGCCTCGCGCCTCACTCAAAGTGCAGCAGCTAAGCGCAAGCTGGAAGGGGCTCCCACCGAAGTATCTGGTTCTTCGTTTGCGCGCCTTAAAAATGCCATCGGGTTTGGTTCGTCGGCAGATGAGCGACTGGCACAGACGCTGCGCCGTAGTGCCGCTAATCAGGCTCAGAATGAAGCCCGTATGAATAAAGCCAAGGCCGAGCGCGAAGCAGCTGCTGCTGAACGTATCCGGGTAGGTAAGGAAAAGGCCAAGGCTGGCAACCCGTTTTATCAGAGTTACGCCAACAAGGCTAAGGGTGGCTCGGTCAAGGGGTATGCCAAGGGTGGCAGGATCGACGGTATCGCCGTGCGCGGCAAGACCAAGGCTGGAAGGAAGTAATATGAACAAGCGTCCGACTGAACCCGTCGCCAAAAAGCCCGCTCCGACTCCGCCTATTTCTTCGGGTGCCACTGGTAAGCGTACTCCCAAGGAGGAAGCCGAGAAGAAGGCGATGGAGAAGAAGTACCCGTTCAACAAGTACGCCAAGGGCGGGGCTGTTGATGGCGTCGCTCGTAAGGGTAAGACCTCCACCAAGCGGGTCGTGATGGCCAAGGGTGGCAAGTGCTACGCCAAGGGCGGTAGCGTCGACGGTATCGCCCGCAAGGGTAAGACCAAGGGGAAGGTAGTCTAATGCGTGCTTCACGTGGTATGGGCGACATGAAGTCGTCAAAAATGCCGGGCAAGAAGTTGGCTAAGGGTGGTAAGGCCGACTGGATCAAGGGCGCTATCAAGAAGCCCGGAGCCCTGCGCGCATCGCTCGGTGCCAAGAAGGGCGAGCCTATCCCCGCCGGTAAGCTCGCCAAGGCCGCCAAGGCTCCCGGCAAGCTGGGGCAGCGTGCTCGGTTTGCTCAGGTCCTTAAGGGCTTCAAGAAGGGTAAGTAACCCGGAGGATATGGATATGAAGAAGTTCTACACTCTGGCCGCTCTGGCACTCGCCATGGCAGGTTGCACTAAAGCAGACGAGAACCCCCAGCCGCAACCGCAACCAACGGTTACTGGTAGTGACGACGGGCAATCAGACGCCGACGAGTGCCCGCGTGCTGACGGAACCCCCTGCCGCTAGTACTCTCGGGAAGAGACAAGGAAGAAGTAAGTGACCACCACTGGTACCTCCACGTTCAACCTCAACTTCAACGAACTCGTAGAAGAGGCGTTCGAGCGTTGTGGTGCTGAGCTGCGTACCGGTTATAATCTCCGCACGGCGCGGCGTAGCCTCAACCTGTTGACCATCGAGTGGGCCAACCGGGGTATCAACCTATGGACCATCGAGCAGGGGAGCATCCCGCTCGTGCAGGGGCAGATTACTTACGACCTGCCGGTGGACACCATCGACCTGTTGGAGCAGGTTGTACGCACGCAGACGGGCGTGCAGCAGACCGATATCAACATCAGCCGTATCAGCGCTGATACATACATCACGATCCCGAACAAGAACGCTCAGGGTCGGCCCATTCAGGTGTGGATCAACCGCCAGTCAGGTGCGACCGAACCGGGGCCTGCCGTGGCTAATCCGCAGATCAACGTCTGGCCAGCGCCCGACCAGAGCAACTTCTACACGTTCTTTTACTACCGCCTGCGCCGTATTCAGGATGCTGGTAACGGTATCAACACGCAGGACATCCCGTTCCGCTTCCTCCCGGCGCTTGTAGCGGGGCTCGCTTACCACCTCTCGGTGAAGCTTCCCGATGCTACGATGCGCACGCCGATGCTTAAGCAGATGTACGACGACGCGTGGCAGGACGCCGCAGACGAAGACCGCGAGAAGGCCGCACTTCGGATTGCACCTCGTCCCGCGTACATCTAAGGAGGTACGATGCCTAATCGGTTTGCCTCTGGTAAGAAGGCTATTGCCGAGTGCGATAGGTGCGGGCAGCGCTATAAGCTGAAGCAGCTCAAGCGGCTCGTCATCAAGACGAAGACTACAAACATCCTCGTATGCCCCACATGCTGGGACCCCGACCAGCCGCAGCTGCAACTGGGTATGTTCCCTGTCGATGACCCGCAGGCATTACGTAATCCCCGCCCAGACAACAGCTATTACCAGTCGGGGCTAAATGCTAACGGTAACCCTAGCGATGGGAGCCGGATTATTCAGTGGGGTTGGAACCCTGTAGGGCTTACTAATCCTCTGGGTTTAATTGGTCTGCCAAATACGTTAGTATGCAGCGGACAGGTCGGTACCGTTACGGTGCAGGTATAGGAGTAAGCTATGGCTAAGGGTGGCAAGACTAACGCGCAGATGAAGAAGCTGGGCCGCAATCTGGCGAAGATCGCCAACCAGAAGTCGGGCAAGAAGCCGACTAAGGACATGGGGAAGGTCAACAAGAATGGCTAATCATACCAAGGACCTTGGGAAGTACGAGCAGCCCAAGAGCTATTCGGCCTCTACGGGCAAGAACGGCTATCCGAATAAGGTCGCTAACACCCAGACTATGCGTACCCGTGGTACCAAGAATACCACTCGGGGTAACAGCAGCAGCACGAAGATGGGCTGATGAACTACGCGACTCTGTTCGAGACCATCAAGGGGTACGTCGAGAACGACTTCCCCAACACTTCGTGGACCGGCTCCGACGGCTCCAGCACGGTGACGCTGACGTCTACCGAACAGATCAACACGTTCATCCAGCAGGCTGAGCAGCGTATCTTCAACACGGTCCAGCTGCTGGACCTACGTAAGAACGTAACTGGTTCTGTGACGTCGGGGAACAAGTACCTCACGGTGCCGACTGACTGGCTCGCTAACTTCTCGTTGGCGGTAGTCGATGTTACAGGCAACTACAGCTACCTCCTGAATACGGACGTAAGCTTTATCCGTGAGTCGTTCCCGAACCCTACTGACTCAGGGCTGCCTACCCACTACGCCTATTTCGACGAGAACTCATACATCCTCGGGCCGACCCCGGATGCTAACTATGTCGTTGAGCTTCATTACTTCTACTACCCGACCTCGATTGTGACTGCGGGTACGTCATGGCTCGGCGACAACTTCGACAGCACCCTTCTTTACGGCGCGCTACTAGAAGCATATACCTTCATGAAGGGCGAAGCAGATGTAATCGCCGGGTACCAGAAGCGGTATGATGAGGCTATGATGCTGCTCAAGCAGCTCGGTGAAGGTAAGAATCGTCAGGACATGTACCGGACTCCGCAAGTTCGGTACCCAGTGGGGTAGGTTATGTTTAATCTTGGAACGGGTGAAGTCGGGAACGTAATGGTCATGACGACCGAAGGGCGTGGGTTTACGCCTGAGGAGATTGCCGAGCGTGCGCTCGATAAGATCATCTACGTCGGGAACAATGCCCACCCACTGCTGCGGGAACAGGCCGAAGCGTTCAAAGACAGTATCCGGCACGTGCTAATTCATTACATGCACGAAGCAGTGCGCTCGCACAACGTCACCCTTGTCAACAAGTTCAGGGACGCCGGGTTCCCGGAGATGGTCCCGATCCTCGATATGTAAGGAGTCCCTCGTATGCCGATAACCCAAGCTATGTGCAGCAGCTTCAAGGCTGAAGTTATGCTCGCAGTACACGATTTCCGCCCGACTGGTGGCGACACGTTCAAGCTGGCGCTGTATACCTCGACAGCTACCATCGACGCCAACACGACTGCCTATACCTCTACCAACGAGGTTACCGGTACCAACTATACGGCAGGTGGTGGTACACTAGTTAACCTTGGTGTGGTGACCTCGAACGGCACTGCGTCTACGGGTACGGGGTTCACCGACTTCACCGACCTGACCTTCACTAACGCAACGATCACGGCTCGCGGTGCGCTGATCTACAACACCACACCGTCGGCTAACTCGAACGCCAACACCACGCTGACTAACGCAGCTGTGTGCGCACTGGACTTCGGATCGGATAAGACCTCGACGGCAGGTGATTTCACCATCATCTTCCCCGCAGCTGCTAACACTACTGCTATTATCAGGATCGCTTAGTGATCGAAGAACTTATCGCCCGTGTGTTCTACGCACGTAACGTAGCCCATTTCGAGCATTGGCGTGCCAATGGCGTGGGTGGTTATGCGCGGCATGTAGCACTGGGCGAGTTCTACGAAGGTGTAATTGGCGCTCTCGATAAGCTGGTAGAGGCGTACCAAGGTGCGTTCGAGTTGGTCGGGACGGTGCAGGCCCCCAAGACCAAGGCGGAAGATATCCGGATGATCCTCGTCGAGGACGCTGTATGGATCGAGAAGAACCATGATAAAATCTGCCAAGGTAACCGCGCTGTAGCTAACTTGCTCGATGGGGTCACTGAGGTGTACATTACAACCACCTACAAGCTTAGGAATCTGATGTAATGGACACGGACCCCCGCTGGCTGACCACGGCCAAGAAGTTCGACGGGCTGCGCGAAGTCGTGGGTCCGAAGCATAACCAGATCATCATCGGCTGGCTGGAGAAGCTCAAGGCGTGGTGGCGGAACGACGAGACCCCTTGGTGCGGTGTGTTCGTCGCTCACTGCATGCAGGAGTCCGGGCTTCCATACCCGAAGTACTACATGCGCGCCAAGGCATGGTCTGACTATGGTAGCAATCTACGTCCTGACCGTCTGGCTCCGGGGGCTATCCTCGTGTTTGATCGCGCAGGGGGCGGGCATGTCGGCTTCTACGTCGGTGAAGATGCTCAGCACTTCTACGTGCTGGGGGGCAATCAGGGTAACGCGGTCAACACCATGAAGCTGACTAAGAACCGGCTTGTGGCCTCGCGCTGGCCCAAGGATGAACCGGTGATCGGCGGGCGCATTCGTCTGGCCGGGGGCAAGGTTTCCACTAACGAAGCATAGGGGTTTTATAATGACGAAGAGTGAACTCTACGGTGTCGTCCGTACCATCCTCGCAGCGGGCGGCGGCGTACTGGTGGGTAAGGGTTGGATCGACTCCGAGACCGCTGTGGCTCTGGCCGGTGCATTTGCTACCATCTTCACCGCTGTTTGGTCGATCAGGTCGAAGCGTAAGACTGGGTAGTTAGATGGCCCTAGCCAACCGCATCCGGGTTACGACCGCAACCACAGGGACGGGGGCACTAACGCTTTCGGCCACGGGGGTACGCGATGCGACTAACGGCGACTATCTTGCGCCCGCAGAGGTGGGTACGGAACTGGCTAATCGGCTGGTTCCCTATTTCATCACTTCGGGTGCCAACTTCGCCTATGGGGTGGGCCTAATCTCGACCAACGGCCTGACACTGACCCGCGATCCTTTCGAAATGCGGTGGAACGGCACGACCTACTCGCAAGCCCTGCTTTCGCTGACCGGGACTTCGACCGTCATCATCAGCCCAGAGGCTGTTGACCTGTCGGCGTCTTCCGTTGCGCTAACCAACGTCTTGAGCCGTGGCTTTGTGGCACTTTGAGGTGATTTATGGCAGCTAACGTCAATCCGATCTATGGCCGCACCCCTGATGTTCAGGTCGGTGGTGCTGTCCGAGGCCCAACGGCTGTCACGGCACAGGACGGCACCGGCACACTGGAGGTGATCTTTCAGGCCGACGCTACCGAGGGTGGCTGGGTGGATAGCGTGGTCCTCAAGCCGGTGGGTTCTCCCGCCGCGACTGTCGCGCGCCTGTTCTTCTGCACCGCGACTGGTGCTTTCACACCCGGCACGACTAACACGGTGGCGAACACTGCGATGATCGACGAGATCAGCACGGTTGTGACCACTACGTCCAACACACTGGCCCAGAACGCCTATGTGTTCTCGGTGCGCCGCGCCCTGCCTCCGGGCACTCGCCTGCTGATTGGTTTCGGCACTTCGACCGGCGCGTCGGGCACTGGATACGCTGTCACGACCTTCGGTTCGAAGTATTGACATGATCCCTAACGCCCTCCCCATAGATGGCGTAACCGGTATTCAGTTCTTCCAGCCCTCGCTGGATGGGACGACGACACGCGGCTGGGTGGCGTGGAGCAAGCCGCAAGGCTGCTCGATGATCTATTTTCTGGTGTTGAACGGCGGCGGTGGCGGCGGGGGTGGCCGCACCGGCGCGGCGGGCACGGCTCGCGGGGGTGGAGGTGGTGGTGGGAGCGGCTCGGTGAGCCGCCTGCTGATCCCGGCGGCGGTGCTGCCCGACACGCTCTACTTCAAGCCCGGCAGCGGCGGTGCGGGCGGTGCGGCAAGCGCGGCAGGGAGCAACGGTGGCAGCAGCTACATCTGCATCGCGCCGAATACCACAACCCAGAACGTCCTCGTTAATCCCGGCGCGAACGGCATCGGTGGGGGTGCCGGGACCGCATCGGCGGGCGGTTCTGGCGGCAGTGCGGGTGCTATCGGCAACCCCGGGCCGATGGCGTTCGGCGCGGCCTTTGCGACCATTGCGGGGCAAGGCGGCTCTGCGGGCGGTGCCCATACCGGCGCTAACGGCTCATCCGTCACGCCAAGCGCTCAGGTTTTCCTGACAGGGGGGGCGGGCGGCGGCGGCACCCCGACCGGCAATACCAATTTCACCGGCGGCGCGATCACCGCGACGGGGGCGTGGCCGCAGATTGCGGGCGGCGCTGCTGCTGGTGGCGCTGGGCTTCCCGGCTTGGGTATCGGCTCACGGGTTGACGCATTGAGCCAGCGTCTTCGGCCCTTCTTTACCTCTGGCGGGAGCGGGGGTGGCACCAACGGCGCGGCTGGTGTGGGCGGCAACGGAGGGCGCGCAGGCTGGGGATCGGGCGGCGGTGGCGGCGGCGGCGGTGTGACTGGCGGCGCTGGCGGCCAAGGCGGGGATGGTTTCGTCCTCGTAGCGTGGTGGTGAGATGATCCCCTTCCCCCTCCCGCTGGACAGCGTTTCCGGCTACCGGTTCTTTACTAAGGGCTCGGGCCAGAGCAGTAGTGCGTGGACGCACTGGGATAAGCCGCAAGGCTGCACGTTCATCTATATGATCAATCAGAACCCCGGCGGCGGCGGCGGTGGCGGCTTTTCCGGTGCCGCAGGAACGGCGCGCGGCGGTGGCGGTGGTGGGGGCGCAGGGTCTTGCCAGCGCCTGTTGATCCCCGCCTGTCTCCTGCCGGATCGCATCTGGATAAAGGTCCATGCGGGCGGTCCGGCTGGTTCTGCTGGCAGTGCTGGCAACAACGGGACTGCCAACGACATTTGCGTTGACCAAGCCACCATCAACCAAGTCGGTATCTTGAACGGCGCGGGTAACTCGATTGGCGGCGGCGCTGGATCAGGCACGGCTGGCGGAACCGCAGGCGGGGCGAGCAGCACGGCGGGGACAGTCCCGTTCGGAGCAGGCGGGCTTCTCTACATCATTGCGGGCGGCGGCGGCACGGCTGGCGGCGCGCAGACGGGTGCGGCAGGCGCGGCGCTTACGCCGCCCACCACATGGGTTACAGGCGGGACTGGAGGGGGCGGCACACCAACCGGCAACACCAATTTTGCAGGTGGTGCGATCAATGCTGCGGGCCGAATGCCTACCATTGCTGGTGGTGTGGCGGGCGGTGGGGACGGCCTCAACGGGCTTAACTTCGGCATCCAACTCGACACGCGTGTCTCTCCGCTTGAAGGCTTGTTCTTTTCAGGCGGGACGGGGGGCGGCAGCAACGGGGCCTCTGGTGTCGGCGGTCGTGGTGGGCGCGGGGCTTACGGCTGCGGAGGCGGCGGAGGCGGCGGCGGTGTGACCGGTGGGGCTGGCGGCCAAGGCGGCGACGGCTTCGTAATGATTATGTGGTGGTGACATGATACCTGACGCACTCCCCACAGACAGCATATCGGGCTTCAGGGTCTTTACGGTTTCAGATAACTCCGGGACGATTTCATCGACCCGTGGCTGGGTGGCATGGAGCAAGCCGCAGGGGGCTAGCTGGATTTATATTCTCAACCAAAACGGCGGCGGCGGCGGCGGCGGCGGCTTTACTGGGGCTGCTGGCACGGCGCGAGGCGGCGGCGGGGGGGGTGGGTCTGGATCACGGCAGGGTCTGCTTATACCCGCCGCGTTGCTGCCCAACAGCCTGTTTCTGCAAGTCGCTCGCGGTGCCCCCGGCGGCGCTGCGGGGGCAGCAGGTGGCAATAACCAAGCTAACAACATCTCGGTTCAACCGAACGGGACCAACACGAATGTTCTGACCTATCTGGGTGGCGGCGGCCAAGGCGGCGGTGCCGGGACTGCATCAGCTGGTGGCGCAGGCGGCACGGCTGGCACTGTCGGCGCTACGGGAGTGTTCTCGACCGGCTCGGTATTTTTCTCGATTGCGGGGCAGGCCGGAACTGCTGGCGGCGCTCACACAGGTGCTGCTGGCGGTGCGCTGACACTACCAACGACAATCCCGGTGACGGGTGGGACAGGCGGGGGCGGAACGCCGACAGGCAACACCAACTTCGCGGGCGGTGCGATCCCGGCGGGCGGGCCTTTCTCGGCTGTCGCTGGAGGCACTGCCGCTGGCGGTGCGGGTAACATCGGCCTCAATCGCGGAATGCGCGTTGACGAGATGCGTAACCGGCTGATGCCGTTCTTCACCTCTGGCGGCACTGGTGGTGGCTCAAACGGGGCTGCTGGTGTCGGTGGTGCGGGAGCGGAAGGCGGTTGGGGTTCTGGTGGCGGTGGAGGTGGCGGAGGCGTCACTGGTGGTGCTGGCGGTAAGGGTGGTGATGGTTTTGTCATCATCATGTGGTGGTAGGAGATTTTGATGGCGATGCTGTATGACATGACCGGACAGTGCTGCGGCAACTTTGAGGGTGACACCGCACCGGAAGGCTACTGGCTGCGAGCAAACGACCTTGCGGACACAATGACGGCGCTGCAATTTCTTGAAAAAATTGGCCCGGCGCGGTTTGCTAATATCTGGTCTGTCTCTATCGCTGATCCAGCCACCGCCTATGCGATGGTTCGCGGGCTAGCGGCACAAGAGATTATCCTCGCCGAGAGTTTTCCTGTATTGGTGCAGATGGAGCAGGCTGGTCTGCTACCGGCTGGCACCGCGATTGAGGTGTGGTCGTAGGATAAAAGCCGCTGACGGCTCCGTTTTGATCGGTTGGTGGTAGATGCTTGGTTTCGCTCCCCTTGGTGCACTACCACTCGGCGCATTCCCGAGCGCGGCTGCATCCGGTGCGGTAACCGTAAACGTAACTGGTGTAGAAGCTACCGGTGCTGTCGGTACAGTCGCAGTCGCAGCCAAAGCTAACACCACACTAACCGGCGTAGAAGCTACCGGCGCTATCGGCACCGCGACCGTAGCGGCCAAGGCCAACACTACCGTAACAGGCGTCGTCGCTACCGGCTCCATCGGCACTGCGGATGCTACGGGCAAAGCCAACACCACGGTAACGGGTGTAGAAGCTACCGGTGCTGTCGGTACAGTCGCAGTCGCAGCCAAGGCCAACGTCACTCTAACTGGTGTGGAAGCTACCGGTGCTGTCGGTACGGTTACCATCAGTGCGGGCACTACTAACGTAGCAGTCACAGGCGTTGTTGCTACCGGCGCTATCGGTACCGTTGACGCTACAGGTAAGGCTAACACCACCCTGACGGGGGTCAGCGCGACTGGCTCCATCGGCACTGTTACGGTCAGCGTAGGTGCTACGTTAGTCTCGGTCACAGGCGTAGCGGCGACTGGCTCCATCGGCACCGCCGATGCCGTAGGTAAGGCTAACACTACCGTTACCGGGGTCAGCGCTACTGGCGCTATCGGTGCCTCGACTGTCGCCGCCAAGGCCAACACTACCGTCACCGGGGTCAGCGCCACCGGCTCTATCGGTACGGTTACGGTTACTGCCAAGGCCAACGTCACACCTACTGGCGTAGAAGCCACTGGCTCTATCGGCACCGCTACGGTTGCCGCCAAGGCTAACACTACCGTCACTGGGGTCAGCGCAGTTGGCTCCATCGGCACCGCTACTGCGCTAGTTATCCTCAACGTCCCCGTCACTGGGGTCAGCGCAACCGGGTCCGTCGGCACTGCTACCGTAGCGGCCAAGGCTAACACTACCCTGACCGGCGTAGAAGCTACTGGGTCTATTGGCACCGTCTCGGTTAGTGTGACTGCGGGAGTTAATGTATCTGTCACCGGGGTTGCTGGTACGGGTGCGGTAGGTTCAGTCTTCGTCGCGCTGCCCCGCAGCGTAGTAGTTACAGGGGTCAACGCTACAGCTTCTGTTGGCTCTGTTACGGTAGTAGGGAGTTCCAAAGCGCTACCGGTTGGTGTATCAGCTGTAGGGTACGTAACTACACCACTTATCTGGGGAGTCATAAATGACAACCAAACCCCTAATTGGCAGCCGGTAGATGATGCGCAAGCTGGGAGTTGGACGGCTGTCAACGATACACAGACCCCCAACTGGCAAGCAGTTGATGACTCCCAGACGGGGAACTGGACTCAAGTAGTAGATGGCAATACAGTAGTCTGGGTGGAAATCCCGACGTAAGGAACGAATATGCCGAGTACTTATAGCAACCTCAAGTTCCAGCTCATGGCTACTGGTGAGAACAACACCACGTGGGGTGACGTCACTAACCTCAACCTTGGCACTGCTATTGAAGAGGCCATCGCTGGTTCGGCGGATGTTACCTTTGCCAGCGGCAACGTCACCCTTACCCTGACGGATACCAACGCCAGCCAGACGGCCCGCAACATGCGCCTGCGCTGCACGGGCACCACTGGGGGCGCGACCCGTAACCTCGTCGTGCCTTCCATCGAGAAGGCGTACATCGTCAAGAACGACTGCGCGGATAGCATCCTCGTCAAGACCGCTGCTGGTAGCGGCGTTACCGTACCAGCAGGTAGTTCGCGTGTTGTGTACAACGACGGCACTAACGTCGTAGACGCCGTGACCTCGCTTGGCACACTTGTCGGGGACCTACAGTTCGGAGGTACTGCTCAGCGTATTCTCGGGGACTTTTCCAACGCCACGATTTCTTCTCGCCTAACGTTCCAAAGCTCGGGGACCAACCAGAATACCGCAGTGAACGCCATACCGAGCGGAACCGCGTCCCAGACTAATTTTGTCTGCTTTAATTCGTCTAACCCGGACAACGCGTCTTTCATGTCGATTGCGGCTACCGCCACCGATGCGCGGGTCGTTTCCAGCATTGTAGGTTCGGGCACTAACCTTCCGATGACGTTCTTTATTGGAGGGGCTGAGCGCGTACGCATCGACACCAGCGGCAACGTCGGGATCGGTACGGCATCCTCCGGGGAGCGCCTGTATGTATCGGCTGGCTCCGGTGTGCAGATTGGGGCCAGTGATGGCACCACAACCCAGCGCGTTGGTTACTGTCTAGCAGGTATTGCTTACTCGGGCACAGCGTCTAACCACCCGTATGCGCTACTCACTAACGACGTCGAGCGGCTGCGCATCAACACATCGGGCAACGTCGGGATTGGGACCACGACGCCCTCAACTATACTCGACGTCAACGGCGGCCTAACCATACGCGGCGACAACAACGGGTACACCCTGTTCGCTCCCAAAGAGGGCACTGATCCATTCGGTGTTAACTACGACCGTTTTGAAATCCGTGTAAACGACACAACGCAAGAAACCACCATCGGCAACGTAAACGGAGGCACTGGGTCGCCTCGCGCGCTGGCCTTCCTTGCTGGCGGCACTGAGCGGATGCGGATCGGCACGACGGGTTACGTCGGGATCAACACGACTACGCCTGATGCGTACCTACACTCGGAAGGGTTCACTTCTTATCGCGGCAATGCCTACACGCTGGCCACCTTCTGCGCCAACGGCACTCTAGCTCCGCTGAACATCGTTCAGGCTACAGACGGAACCATCCCCGGCATTTCGGCAGGGCAGAATAGCACAGCTACTTTTTCCGACCTCGGCTTCTATACCAGCGAAACTGAGCGTATGCGCATCCTGTCTGGCGGCGACGTCGGGATCGGCACAACGACCCCGCAGGGCAAAACCGAAATCCGCACTGCATCTGGCGGCGCAGTCACCGACGCGCTGGTTCTCTCCAACTTCGTCAACGCCAGTGTCAACACGGGTGTGGCTCTCCACTTCGACCCCAACGGGGCTGGGTCGCTAGCTCGCACCGCCAGCATCCGATCAGTGCAGTCCACTTCTGGTAACTACGCCGACCTGCGGTTCTTCACCGCGAACTCCACTACTCCTGCCGAGTATTTCCGCATTGCTGCAGGAGGGGCCTTCGGGCTCAGCGGCGCTAACTACGGCACTAGCGGGCAGGTGCTTACCTCGCAGGGGTCCAGCTCACCCCCGATCTGGACCACGATTACGCCCGGTGCTGGTACGGTCACTTCGGTAGGTGGTACTGGCACCGTCAACGGGATCACCCTCACTGGTACAGTCACTAGCTCGGGTAACCTCACTCTCGGCGGTTCGGTATCCTCGGTTGCAACCGGTGCGACCATCGACGGTGTGACTATCAGCTACCGTAGCATCCCGCGCTCGACCACGAGCGGCACCGCAGTGGTGGGGGATGTCGGTAAGTGCATCGCGGTCTCGGCTGGTATCACCATCCCGAACAGTACCTTCGCTGCGGGGGATGCTATCTCTATCTACAACGACAGTGGTTCCGCTATCACGATCACGGCGGGGGTAACTACCCTCCGGCAGGCGGGCACGGCTAACACCGGTAACCGCACGCTTGCCGCACGCGGTATGGCGACCGTCTGGTTCAACAGCGCGACTGAAGCGGTCATCTCCGGCGCGGGGGTAACCTGATGAGTGGTATCCAGATGGCACTTATGGGCGCTGGCGGGTTCGGTACTGTCACACGTACCTACACGACCGGTACGGCGGCTACCGAGACTGTGCCCTCTGGTGCCGCGCAGTGCGTCATCACAGTAGATGGTGGCGGCGGCGCGGGTGGCTTCAACGGAACCACACTTGGTGGCGGTGGGGGTGGTAGTGGCCGTTCGGTCAAGACCATAGCGGTTACTGGGGGCAACACCTTCACCTATACGGTAGGTGGCGCGGTTGGTGGCCGTAGCACTGCCGGTACGGGTGCGGCGGGTAATGCTTCCACAGTATCAGGGACTGTTAGTGGTGGCTCGGTATCCCTTACCGCCAACGGCGGGGGCGGCGGTGCCACAAGTGCAGGCGGTTCGGGAGGCACGGCAACTGGTGGCGACACCAATACCACTGGCACTGCGGGTACTAACGGCACGGGCGGTGGCGGTGGTGGTGCTGGCGCGAGCGGAGCATCTGGCGGTAGCGCACCTAATAACGGCACAGCGCCGGGCGGCGGGGGTGGCGGTAGCGGCCCAGACGTCGGCAGCGTAACTTCTGGTTCGGGCGCGGCTGGCCAAATCGTATTTACCTACACATAAGGAGTTCTCATGCTGCACGCAGTTATCGCCGTAGGTATCCAGCTTCTGGTCGGCAAGCTCACCGGCAACTGGTGGCTCCCAGCAGCTGCTATGTCGGCGCTGTTCATCGGGCGCGAGCAGGCGCAGGCAGAGTATCGTTGGATCGAGCGTTTTGGTTATGGGCGGCGCGCTAACATGCCGTGGCATGGTGGCTTCCAGCCTCGTGTCTGGACGCTCAAGTCAGTTCTCGATTGGGTACTCCCGCTACTTGCTACCGTAGCGCTTGCGCTCATCATGGGGTAAATAACCTAGATGCCTTTTATCAAGCTCCAGTTTAAGCCCGGCGTTAACCGCGACCAGACTGACTACTCGAACGAGGGTGGTTGGTACGAGTGCGACAAGATCAGGTTCCGTTCGGGCTACCCACAGAAGCTGGGTGGCTGGGTAAAAGCCACGAGCGAGACGTTCCTTGGCACTTGCCGCCAGATGTGGAACTGGGTCACTTCGTACAACGACGACCTGCTCGCCGTGGGTACGAACTCGAAGCTCTACCTAGAGACTTCGGCTGGGCTCTTTAACGACATTACCCCCCTGCGGACCACCAACCCCAGCTATACGGGCGCTAACACCAACAACTGCATCTACACGACCAACGGCTCTAACATAGTGCAGGTTACCCTTGCGGTTGATCCCTCGGCCATCGTAGGCAACTACGCCAATATCTCAGGAGCGACTACCGTTGGCGGTATCCCGGTAGCCGAGCTCAATACCACGCACCTGATTGCCACTGTGGGTACTCCGGCAAACTCCTTCACTTTCACTACCTCTTCTAACGCTACCTCCACAGTATCTGGAGGCGGTGGGACCGCGATTACGGTCAGCTTCGATATCGACGTAGGTAATGCTGTTACTACTGCAGGCTACGGCTGGGGTGCGGGCACGTGGGGGCGTGATTCGTGGGGTCTGGGTACCAGCGGCACGCCTATCTTCTCGCCGCAACGCGACTGGTGGTACGACAACTTCGACAACGACCTGTTCACCAATATCCGCAACGGCCCTGCCTACTACTGGGCGCGCGGAACTAACCCTGATCCCGTCGATTCGTTGGCTACGCGGGCTATAACTCTGCAAGCCTATGCAACCGCAGAAGGGTTCAGCTCCAGTGCAGTACCCGCGAAGGTCATGCAGCTGTTGGTCTCGCAGCAGGACAGGCACCTCATCGCCTTCGGCGCAGTGCCATTCGGATCAACTGACCCTGATGACTTCGATAGCTTGCTGATCCGCTGGGCTGACCAAGACACGCCGGGAGACTGGACTCCTAGCCAGACCAATACCGCTGGTGACCTGCGGGTCTCGCGCGGCTCCCGAATTGTGCGTGCCCTGCCGACCCGGCAGGAAATCCTCGTCTGGACTGACACCAGCCTTTACACGATGCAGTTCCTTGGCACGACGGACGTCTTCGGGCTGCAGGAGTACGCGAACAATATATCGATTATGTCCCCCCGCGCAGTGGCCTCGGCTTCGAATATTACGTACTGGATGGGGCAGGATAAGTTCTATGCCTATACGGGCCGTGTCGAGACGCTCCCCTGCACCCTGCGTGACCATGTGTTCAGCAACATCAACTTGGCCCAGAGCGATCAGATCGTATGCGGGACCAACGAGCAGTGGAACGAGGTGTGGTGGTTCTATCCCACTGCCGAGAGCGAGTTCAACGACGCCTACGTGACCTACAATTACCTAGAGCGCATCTGGTACTACGGTAGTATAGAACGCACAGCTTGGCTGGATACCCCGCTGCGCCACTATCCGCAGGCTGCGAACACAACCTCCGGTGCGACTTCTGGCTACCTCTACAACCATGAGGATGGGCTTGATGACGATGGTGTGGCTATGGACAGCTACATCCAGTCTTCGGATTTCGACCTCGACGACGGTGACCAGTTTATGATGACCCGACGTATACTGCCGGATGTTAGCTTCGCCAGCTCTACAGCTACTAACCCAGAAGTGACGCTTCAGTTGCGCCCACGCAACTTCCCCGGTGGCGCAGTGCGCACCGATCCTGCCGACACACAGCGGGTTATTGAAAGCACGGTAGGCCAGTACACGGATCAGGTGTTCGTCCGGGCTCGTGCTCGGCAGATGGCCTTCAAGATCAGGTCAGACGATCTAGGCGTCCAGTGGCAGCTGGGTGCTCCGCGTCTCGACGCCCGTCCGGATGGTCGCCGCTAATGGCGCTCACCAAGTTCAAGGTAGCCCCGCTACCCAATGCGCCGCCGGAGTGGGACCAGCAGTATATGCGGCAGGTTATCCGCGTGCTGGAGACTTACTTCTCGCAGCTGGATAGCAACACACCTAACTACGCGCAAAGCTATACGGCAGACTACTTCTACGGGAGCGGCGTCTACCTGACCTTCCCGTACGGCCAGTTTAGCAGCGATACCGATCAGACTGCAGCTGCGGTCGATGCCGCTTACGCTGTTACCTACGACCAGTCTGACTTCGTTGATGGGGTGACGTTAAGCAACAGCTCACGCCTCACAGTGCCGAGTGACGGCATCTACAAGGTCACATATAGCTTACAGTTCAAGAATACGATGAACGACGTGCAGGATGCGGATATCTGGCTGCGCAAGAACGGCAGTGACATCGCCAATTCCAATAGTCGCTTCTCTCTTGCCGCCCGCAAAAGTACGGGTAATCCCTCGCACCTTATTGCCACTACGTCGATCATGATCCAACTTGCTGCAAACGATTACATTCAGGTGATGTGGCATGTGACTGACACCGGAGTCTCTATAGAGCACTTCCCGGCTGTAACTTATTCAGCTGGGGTAACCCCTGCAATTCCAGCTACCCCTTCCGCCTTTGTTCAGGTAGAATTCGTTTCGCTTACCTAGGGACGTATTATGCAAGCAATGACCACCTCGCCCCAAGCCTCGTCCCCGTACACCCCCGTGGGCGGGAGCAATATGGCTGGACCGCCTCAAGCGCAGGTGCCCGGTATCGCGGGTGGCTTAGCTCCTAAGGGGGGCCTCTCGGTAACCGATAACCCCATGGCTTCGCAGTTGCGCAGCACTCACGGTATTGGCCAGCCACAGGCGTCGGCGCAGCATGCTCAGCAGTACGGGCGTGGCGACGACACCATGCTGATCCACATGACCCCGGAAGAGGTCAACAGCCTTCAGGGTCTAGCCATGGCGCATGGCGGCTCACTTACCATCAACCCGCACACTGGCCTCCCCGAAGCGGGTTGGCTCGGTAAGTTGCTACCCACCATTCTCGGTGCAGTCGGCATGGCTTTTGGTATCCCTCCGATCTGGATGGGCGCTGCGGGTGCAGTGGGTGGTACGATTGCTACGGGCGACCTCGGTAAGGGCCTTGCTATGGGCCTGCAGGCTTATGGCGGTGCTTCGCTAGGCGGCGCTGCTGGTATCGGCGGTAAACTTGGTAGCGTTGGGCAGAGTCTCGGCCTGAGTGGGTCTGGTGCAGCGGTTATGAGCCCAGCTACTACTGCGATGCCCAAAGCTGCCTCGGAAGCATTTAAGGGTGCCTTTGGGAATATTGCCTCACCTACAGTCGGGGCAACCTCGGGGTTAGGCGGTTTTGGAGCCGGGGCGCAAGCCGGGCTTCCCGGTGGGATTATCGGTAAAGTAGCCCCCATGCTCGCAGCGCAAGGCGTAATGAGCGGTGTCTCCGGCGCGATGCAGCCGTCGATGGCTAAGGGGAAGCAGCCAGAAGAGAACAAGTTCAACTACGTCCCGATGGCTCCGGGTAAGCGCGAGGTGCGCTTCCAGACGCCTGAGCAGATGCGCGAGTCTGGTGGTGCTGAGTTCCAGTACTTCACTCCGTCTAACCCTGCGCCCGTACCGGTCTCGATGCTGCCTATCGAGGAGCAGGCCCAGTACCGGTACGCAGAGGGCGGCGTTGCATCTGCTCCGCCTGAGGGTTTCAATGACCTCGTGGCTTACTTTGGCGCGAACAATCCGGGGGCTATCACAGCCTCGATGTATCCGAAGCCTACCCCTACCCCTGCAGCAGCCAGTGCTCCTGCTACTCCCGGTGGTGAGCAGAAGTTCAACTTCACTCCACCCACCCCCACTGCTCCTGTAGCACCCATCCCCGGCCTAGGGGGAATCAACTTTGGGGGTATCGACTTTGGGGGTCTGCCCGGCTTCATTAGCGACCAGCTATTCGTGCCCGCAGCGCCAGACGAGCGTAATCGGTTCGAGGACTTCACCACCATCGGGGATCAGACTGGGTACCCGCGCAGGTCCCGTAGCGGCAGCGGTATCGACGGCACTGGCATGGTTGGGCAGACAACCCCCACCGAGCAGACTGTCTATTCGGAGCCGGTAGCGCCGGAAGTGTCGGCACCGTACGACTACTCACAGTACGACTACTCGCAGTACTCCCAGCCCAGCTTCATGGATATGTTCAACAATTACCAAGTGCCGCCGGTCGAACAGCCGATGTACGCGGAGCCCGTTGCACCTGCCTATGAAGAACCAGTATTCATGCCGCGTGACGGTGGCGGTGGCGGGGGCACCTACAACAACTACGATAACGTCCAAGAGTTTGCTCGTGGCGGCGCGATTAACATGCGCGATGGTTCTTTCGTTGTAGACGCGCGCACCGTATCTGAACTCGGTAACGGCAGCAGCAACGCTGGTATGGAGCTCCTCTCGCGCATGGGTGGTTACCCTGTGCGAGGACCCGGCGACGGAGTTAGTGACTCGGTGAAAGCCAGCATTGGCGGTAAGCAGCAGGCGCGTGTTGCGCGTGATGAGGTCATCTTCCAGCCGGAGGCAGTGCGCCGTATTGGTGGTGGCAGCGACAAGCGTGGTACCCAGAAGCTCTATGCCCTGATGGACAAGGCTCACGCGGCCCGGAAGAAAGCCAAGCGCGGACAGGATACCGGAGTGCGTAGGGGGCTTGCGTGAGCGACTACACTATCTCCCTTGTGCCGGTCGAATACGTCGATGAGGTCTGGCCGACCGTAGAACCCTACGTCGTCAAGGCGCTGAAGTATGCTTCGGGTAAATATAGACCTGAAGATGTGCGTGATCTGATCGTCGAGTACGGATACCCCCTCTGGGTTGCCTTTGACGGGGAAGGTATAAAGGGAGCCGTTATTACGCGCTTCATGCAGTACCCCCGTAAAAAGTACCTCTTCCTTGAGTTTTGTGGTGGTCAGGACGGTTTTAGTTGGAAGGCACCTATGCTATCCGTACTACGTTCGTGGGCAAAGGATAACAACTGCGACGCTATTGAGGGTGCAGGACGCGATGCTTGGCAGAAGGTGTTCGAGAGTGATGGCTACCAGCGCACTCTGCAGCACTTCGAAATGCCGTTGAACTAGGAGTACGAAGATGTCTTCCGGCAGCAGCACGCCCCAGCAACAGCAGGTAACAACCACTACCTCCAACCTGCCCGAGTACGCACGCCCGTACTTCGAGCAGATGATGGGCCGTGCCCAAGGCAACCTCGGACAGCAATATACCCCCTACGGCGCTCCTCGTATCGCAGGCTTTACGCCAGCGCAGGAACAGATTCAGCAGAACACCCTCGGGATGACTGCCCCCAACCAGTACGCTACTGGTTCGGCACTTGCCTATCAGGCAGGGCTTGGGGCGCTCAACCAGCAGAACTATACTCCGGGTCAGTTCAACTCCCAGCAGGTGCAGGGTCCGCAGCTTCAGCAGTATGGCATGCAAGGGCCGCAGATGTTCGGTGTCGAACAGGCTCAGCAGTACATGTCGCCGTTCTTCCAGCAGGCGCTGGAGCCGCAGATGCGGGAAGCGGTGTTCAGCGCGAAGCGCGGACAGCTGGCTGGAGACCTTGGTGCCGCTCGCCAAGGTACCTACGGAGGTAGCCGCCAGCTCCTCGCCTCGATGGAACGCGAACGCAACCTAGGTCAGCAGCTCGGTGATATCCAAGCCCGTGGCCTGCAGGCGGCTTACGAAAGCGCACAGGGGCAGTTCGAGCGCGACCGCGCAGCGGGGATGAACGTCGGCCAGCAGAACTTGCAGTCGCTCCTTCAGACCCAGCAACTCGGTGCGCAGACCGGCATGCAGGCGGCGTTAGCCAACCAGCAGCAGAACCTTGAAGCACAGCGCCTCGGGGAACAGTCGCGTCAGTTTGGCGCGCAGCAAGGGCTGGCTGGCTTGCAGGCTGCAGGGCAGATGGGGCAGACGCTAGGTAACCTCGGCCAGTATCAGCAGCAGTCCAACCTCCAGCGGCTTCAGGCTCAGGCTGCGGCGGCGCAAGAACAGCGCGGGCTGCAGCAGCAGTATCTGGATCAGGCTTACGCCGACTTCCTGCGTCAGCGCGACTACCCGATGGAGCAGCTGGGTCAGTACAGCAACCTGCTGCGCGGGCTACCGATGGCACTCAGTTCTACGCAGACGTCCTATGCACCGCCCCCATCGATGGCTTCGCAGGTACTTGGTACCGGGCTCGGTGCGCTCGGCATGTACAAGACACTCGCGGGCTAAGGAGATATAGATGGCTAAGCCGTTCAGCATCCAGTCGCCCGAGAACATCGCCAAGGAGTATGCGGGCAACAAGCAGCGCATTGCCGAAGCGATGCAGATGGGCGT